CGAATACCGCAAGGCCGCTGGGGCAGCCGTCGCCGGTGTAGATCTTCGCCTCGGAGGTCTCAACGAACCGCACCCCGGCAATCCTGCCGATCTCGCCCTCATACTGCTCATCCGGGCGGCAGTATTTGTGCATATCTTCCCATGCGGGATCCGACATAATGTCGTATGCCACATAGGGATGGATGATGGCAATATAGCTGCCGTTAATTTTCGGGGCGTTGGCAGCTTTCAGCGTAGCCGCCACCTTCTTCACCAGATCCACGGTGAGGGTGGAGGTGGCATCCAGCCCCGCCCGGGAAGTGACCGCGGTCTTGGCGCCGCTGACGGTCTTGGGGGCATAGAACACGTTGGTTCCGCTCTGCATCACGTTCCGGGTGATGGTATCCAGGGTGAGGCCTGCCTGGTGTCCAATCGCCTTGGTAGCTTCCAGAACGTTATTGTCGATGGCGGTCAGATCCAGCACATCGGACAGGGTAACGTAGTCGCCGTACTGGCTCACCTCTGCCTCAATTGCGCTGGCGCTGAGCTTCTTGCCGTCAGGGGTAACGCCTTCGGTGAGGGGCGTAGTCGCCTTGGGAAGAGAGGCATAGCGCCGGAACTCGATCTTCTTGCCGCCGTTCTTGGGGATGGGCCGCTTCTGCCCGAACTGGTTATGGATCAGTTCCGGGGTGGCCTCCTCGATCAGCGCCCGGTCATAGAAGGTCTTGTTTTCCACGGAAAGGCCGGCGTCCGTGGTGGTGTTGGTGTTCATGTTGGGGGTTTCCGCTGCCAGCTGAAGGTTCAGCCGACCCATTTTCAAAAATTCCATAAAATCTCCTTTCTTAGCCGAAGGATACCTTTTCTCCTCTGGCTACCATATCCATGTATTTCTTAAAGTCCGCTCTGCTCATTTCCGCCGGATTGGTACGGACCACCGCTCCGGTCTGGGAACCGCTGCCATTCTCCCGGGGGCGGGTTTTCCCAGACGCCACCGCTGCCGCCGTCCGCTTCTGGGTGTTCTGGACGGCCTGGGCGACTGCCTCGTCCCCGTGCAGGGCCATAAATGCTGTCTTGACGTCAAATATCCCCCTGTAACTGGGATTTGTCAGCAGATCCCGGAATCTCTGGTCCTGCATTGCCGTGTCAAGGTCAAAATCCGGGTACTCTCTTTTCAGGCTTTCCGCCTGTGCCTGCCACTTCTCCGCGTCCTGCCTTGCCATGATTCCCTGAAGCACACTCCTGGTCCGCCTCTCCGCTGCCTCGGCTCTCGCCACCCGAAGTTCCGTTTCGGATGTGCTCCCGTTCCGGAGTGCCCGGTTTTCCAGCAGGCTTGGATCGTTGGCAACCTTCTCAATCAGAGCCGGGTCATCCACGTCCATATCGTACCGGGCGGCAAGGACTTCCAGCATGGGCACCATGGCGTTGTACTTTTTCACGGTCTCCTGGGTGCCCTGCATCCGCTTACTGACCATGGACGCGACACGCTTCCCGAAAACATCCTTGTACTTTCCTTCCCCTTTCACAAGGGCATCAAACTCTTTTTCCAGATCCGGGGGGCTTTCCGCTGCCGCTTCCGCCGTCTGGCTGCCCTGTGGCGCCGCACTGGCTCCGCCGGTGCCGGAAGCTTCTCCGCCTCCGCCTTCGCCGCCACCCTCTGCCATCAGCTGCAAATTGAGCCAGGTAAGTACATTTTCCATATATCTTCCTCCAACCCGTAAGGTGGGCGCTCCCATAATCTCTCCGTAAGGTGGAGGCTCCCGTAAAATCTACCCGTCAGGTGGGCGCTCCCTTATGTCATCCCGCTTTCCGCGGGCTGAATAACAACATTGTCCGGGTAACTCTTCGCCAGAAGGTCATAGCCCCGATGCACATACGCAAACAGCAGCCGGATCTCCTCCCGGCTTGTTTCCTTGGGGCGGCACGAAATCCGTACATTCCCCGGCTGCATCCGGATCTCACATGGGGTTTCCAGCTTCCCTGCCTTGTTCGCAAGCCAAACATTGAAGGCGGCGGTATAGGCAAGCATACTGGCTGCCGCGCAGACAACATCCTGTCCTGCTGTCGCGAAACCCGCGTGACCGGTCATTTCAAGCCCATTATCCGAAATAGTTACTTTGATCATACCGACCCCCCTAGCCCGGCGAGGTGCTGTTTGCCACCCGTTCCCGGGCGTCCTTGGTTACAGCGCTTTCCCCGGTATCCTTCCCGCCCAGGGCGCTCTGCCGCTCAGCCCCACCCTGTACAGGTGCGCCGCCCACCGGCGGCACTGCCGTCAGACCCATCATCATTGCCTGGTATCGCGCGGCAGTCTCTTGGATCTTCTTTGTTACATCCGCTTTGCGGTCAAAATCCATCATGTCCAGGCAGGCAAGGGCCTGGTCTGCCATCTGAGGATTGAAGAAACCGGCGCCGTAGAATTGCAGGGCAAGCTCATTCTGGCTCATACGGGAATATGCGGACGCCTTTTCCGGCACCACGTTCACGTCGAAGACAGGGAGCCTCAGTCCCATATCCATACCGCCGGTCATAGGCTGCGGCTGTGCCTGGATCCCGGCGCTACTGTAGTAGATGTACTCCATGGCCCCCTGCTCTCCCATGATGCGGAAGCAGCGGGGAAGGCTGTAAAACTGCCGGATCAGCTCGATCACCATCAGGCACATCTTTTTGTATGCCCGGTAGCTTGCCTTGATATTGTCCCGGCTGAGCTTGCTCCCGGCCTCCTGCATGGCGGCGATGGCGGAAGCAGCGGTCACGCCACTGGTGCTGCCGCCGTTGCTCACATCCCGGTTGCCGGTGACCTCCTTCAGCTCATCGACCTTATCCTTGATAACGTTCACGTATGTTCCGCTGAGGGGTTTCCCCTGCACCGGCAGAATGCTGTCCTGCCCTAGGTTGCCGTCCACATGGATAAATTCCTTGGTGTAGTCAGCGTATTCCTCCTCATTCACAGCGCCGTCAGTGCGGATGAAATGACGGGGCGCAGCATTGGCAAGGAGGTTTTTGAGAATCGCCTGATTGCCCCGGTCAATGTACTCCTGGGCGGACTTTGCCACGTCGATATAGCCAAAGCCGCAGGGACTTCCAGGGCGTTCAAACAGCGGATCGAAAATAAATGGGTACATTCCGTGATCGTACCACCCCCGGTCAGCATACTCGGGATCATTCTCCGTGGCAAACAGCACTGTATCCCCAACATACTTGCAATAGTGGAGCACCTGCCGCCCATCCTGGTGCTGTTTGTAATACCAGTCCACCACGGCGCTTTTCTTGGTGGTGTCCACGGTATCGTCATACGCGTATTTTGCGGTGGTGTCCAGGCTCCCGCCCAGCTTCCCCCGGCACTGAGGATACATCTCCTCCAGAAGGCTGTTATCCGTCAGCTCCACGGAAAACACATTCCGGCTGTCCTGAATGTCGGTGATGCCGCTCTCCCAATAGAGATTCAGGATATCGATCTTCCGGATGGACACATCCCCCAGCCCGCCCTGTTTGCTGGCGTCCCAGAAAACGCCGTATATGCCGGTGCCGGTGCGGATCTTGTACCCCTGCACTTTGTCATACACTTCCTCAAAGTCCGCCTGATCCAGCACCACCGGCAGAATGCTTTTCAGCTTCTTTGCCTCTGCCTCGTCCCCCTGCTCCCTGGGCAGGATATTGGGCTGGGGAAAGTTGTCCATAGCGTCAGCGTGCTTATTTTGCAGGGCATTGAACAGCCAACCGGAGGTGGGTTCTACCTCGCTGGTGCTGCTCTTGCGCATGACCTCCCAGTGCCGCTGCCGGTACCACCGTTCGGTTTCAATGACCTGCTGTTCCAGATTCTTCTTTCCGGCCTTATACTGGTTCAGAATCAGCTGTGCCGCCTGGATCTGCTCTGTACCGATCACCTGGCGGGCTGCTGCCGCAGGCACGGCAGGAGCATCCATACCGTCCATATTCTGTACTTCCATCATGTTATCCATCGATGATCTCCATTCTCGGCCTTTTGAAAGCCGGCTTGATGTCTTCTTTGGGAATATCCAGGGCAACGTGCATTGGACTTTGGTTGTAGGCGTCTTCCGGCTGCATCATTCTGGGCTTGATGGGCCGTGCCATACAGAAGTACCGCACCTCGTCCGCTACGTGGTCTTCCCCGTCCGTGTCCAGGTCTTCCGGCCTGTGATCGTCATATTGAAGCGTGGGGACGGTGCGGATAAACGCCTTGCAGGTCCGGAATACATACATCATGGGAAATCCGTTTTCGTCGAAGGCGAACCGGTAGTGCATCTGCATCCACCCGGGGATCCGCTTGTGGTCTCCCGGGGAGAAGAACACCTGATGCCGTGCCGCCACATCGGCAATGCTCTCGCCGGTCTCCGCGTCCCAAATGGCGGGATCCGCTATGCCAATGATTTTCTTACCCTTCAGCCACCGGTGCTCTGTCTCGGTTTTGTGGATCTCCGCGAATACCTGGGGTGGCGTCCACTTGACGCCCTCATTCGCTGTCTTGGTGCAGCCGTACAACTCCAGGATCCGGTAAGCCACCCCGTCATAATCCACCGCCCACCAGCCGCAGGAGAAGGGCCTGTTGTAGCCCCAGTCGAAACTCCGGTATATCTTCCAGCCGTCCGGGATCTCAAAAGGCTCAATTACATGGGTGTACTGCCGGTCCTGGTAGTGTTCCGGGCGGTCAAAGAAATCTTCAAAGAACTGGCCCTCATACACATCCCATCTGCCGTACAGCCACGCCTCCCGGATCTTTGGCGGCAGCTTTTCCAGAGAGCGCATATATTCCGGCTGACTGTCCAAGAGCGCCTGGTTGTCTGTGCAAAGCGCCTGAATGAAGGTGTAATCCTCCGGGTGTTCGTCGTCGGTGTATCGCTTATCGATAAACAGCCGCTTAAAATAGGCGTGACTGGGGCCACCGGGGTTTAACGTGTAATAGGTTCTTTTGGGAAACCCGTTTACCCCGCGGACGCAGGCATCGATTTGGATCTGTAAAATTCCATTAGAGAACATATAAAAGGAACGCCCTCATATCCGAAGATACAAGGGCAATATTCATTAGCGGTCAAGCGCAGAGATACTTTTTTATCTGTGCCTTGACCT